ACAAAAGGAGTGCTCGGAAGAGCGGAGTCAGGAGCCGCAAATGAGTGTTGCAACCAAGATTCAATGGTGTGACTCTACCTGCAATCCGACCATGGGCTGTGAGGGGTGTGAACTCTGGACTTCTCAGGTCAAGAAATGCTATGCGGGCACCCTGCATGTTCGGTTTGGGGGAGCGTCGTCTGGCTACGCCCCTTCCTTCGAGCAGGTCACCATGTTTCCCGGTCGGATGGAGGCAGCATCACGGTGGCCAGACCTGACCGGAAAGAAACGTGCCGACAAGCCATGGCTTGACGATTACCCACGGCTTGTATTCGTTTCCGACATGTCGGACTCGCTATCTTCGACAGTGTCATTCGACTATCTGGAAGATGAAATCATCGAAAATGTGACCTCCGAACTCGGGCGGAGACATCACTGGCTCTGGCTCACTAAGAGACCCGACCGGATGGCGAAGTTTTCAGAATGGCTGGCTTCAAGCAACCGAGAGTGGCCAACCAATCTGTGGGCAGGGACAAGCATTACCGGCCAGAAGTCAACGAGTCGGATACGCCATCTGTTGAGGGTAGGTAGCGATTCGACCATTCGGTTCTTATCGGTCGAGCCGCAACACGAGGCTGTTGATCTCAAGAAATGGCTGCCCGACTTGGACTGGATCATTCAGGGTGGTGAATCCGGACACGGTGCAATCCAGTTTGACATCGCTTGGGCACATTCCTTGTTGCAAGACTGCCGGGAATGTGGAGTGCCCTACTTCCTCAAGCAACTGGGTGCCGTGGTCACGTCCGATGGTGCAGAACTGAGCTTCTCCGATGGGCATGCGGGAGATTGGTCAGAATGGCAACAGGCCCTCAAGGTGCGGCAGTTTCCGTCGCTCGCAAAGCTGCAAGGAGAAACACTCGACGCCGAGCAAGTTCAGGCACTGAAGCGAAGAAATGCTGCTCTGAAGGCAGTCGAAGAAATTATGTATGGGATGCGTCACATCCCCTGAGTCGCCTCCCTCGCGGCTGCCACGTTTCGGACAGCCGGTCTCTTCTCCCGGTTGGGCAGTCGCGAGGTTTGCTTTGAAAGACAATCATGCATCTGACTGGAAAAGAATTTGAAGACATCATCGCCCGTTGGGCTCGCGCTCTGGGCGACAGCGGATCGATCGTTCGATACGGAGTGCAGGCAGTCAACACGGGTGGCAACCAAGGAGTCATCACCATTAAGTCACTGCCGGACTTTGAGGGAATTCTGACCGGATCACTGCGGCAGTACATCTGGGACTGCAAGGTCTGCTCCCAGGCATCGTTCGATCTGTCGCCCTATCGCGATCGCAAGAAACGACAACTGAACCACATGCTCGAGAGGAGCCGCTTCGGAGCGTACTGCGGATTTCTGATCCACTGGAACCCTCGAGAACTGAAAACAAAGTCATTCCCAGCGGAGACCTTTTGGTTTCCGGTACGGCATGACTGTCCATTCTGGGGCGCGTTCGCTGCAGCGGAACAGTCCCGGATCACTCGTGATGACTGCCGTGAATATGGAGAGGAGATGATCTGGAGCGGCAAGCGACCTGAACTGCTGCAAACTTTACTCAACAAAATGCTGTAACGAAGAAAGCAAAACGATGAGCGAAAAACTGACCTTTGAACTAATGAATCCTGAACTGTTGTATGGCGAAGATCGCCCGGCAAACTGCCCAACGGTCTTCCAGTGGCGAATCCCGAAAGAGGGTGACGTCTACCTGCGGATGTCGAGCATGGAAGTCCGGCGAGTCGACAAGACTCGAGAACCGGCTGAAATGGTTCCTCGAATGACTGCCGTTCCTCTGGAAGCGCCCACTGAACCGTGGTCGATGAGTCCGGAGTTCGCCGGAGGCTATATTGCGATGGATATCAGTGGCATCTGGTACTGGTACGGCATGCGTCCGATCAGGAATGACGATCAGGGCATCTGGATATGGGATCATGATGTCTGCGAGATCGAAGCTGGTGGAGTCTTCCGTCTGTGTGCGTTGAAGATTGACACGCCACTTATCGACGATTGGACTGAATCTCTGCGAGTTTGTGTGCAGTCGTAGCCGTTGAACCTTTTCACTCTGTAACCTTTAACGAAGAAAGAAGAACTGTAATGCCTCTCAAACTCAACAAGGGCAAGAAAGCAAAACCTCGGCGCGTCCTGCTGTATGGTCCACATGGAGTCGGCAAGTCCACATGGGCGGCCAATGCTCCCAACCACATCATCCTGAACTTTGAGGATGGCCTGAACGACATCGACTGCACGTCGACCGATCGCATCAAGAGTTACAATGAGCTCCGGACGATCCTCATGGAGATTCCGACGATGCAGGAGACGGTCAACTGGCTGGTGTTCGACACGCTGGACTGGCTGGAAACGCTCGTCCATGACGTGGCGAAAGGTGACCACAACAGCATTGCGGATGTTCCCTATGGCAACGGGTACAAGAAAGCAGTCGCGATCTGGCAGACGTTAATCAGTGACCTCGATCACATCATCGTGTCTAAGAACTGTGGCATCATCGCTCTCGCACATGCCGACGTGAAGCGGCATGATCCTCCAGGTGGCGACAGCTATGATCGCTACCAGCCTGCTCTGCATCCTCTTGCATCTCTCCTGTGGCAGGAATGGTGCGACGAAGTGTTCCACCTGAACTACCGGGTGTACACGAAAGAAGAGGACGTCGGGTTTGACAAGAAACGGACGATCGCTTTTGGCGAATCGGAACGATACATCCGGACGCAAGAGTGTCCGGGGATTCTGGCGAAATCTCGCCTGTCTCTCCCTTCTGAAATTGCCTGCGACTGGGAGGTCTATGAGCAGGCGATCCGTGATGCTTACAAACCTACAACTCAAACGAAGAAAGAAAAAAGCAATGGGTAACCTGTCACAATACGGTTTCGACGCAGCGACAACGGAGCATGTCGAAACAAGTTTTGATCCTCTTCCAAATGGCGAGTATGTCGTTGCCATCATGAAGTCGGAACTCCGCAACAACAAGGCGGGAACCGGCAACTATATCTGGCTGGAACTGGAAGTCGTCGAAGGCGAACACAAGAAGCGGAAACTGTGGGCGCAACTGACCTTTCAGCATCAGTCAGAAATGGCGAGGAAGATCGGCCAGTCGCAGTTCGCTGACGTCTGCAAAGCAGTCGGTGTTCCGAAGCCAAATGACACTTCCGAACTTCATCACAAGCCGCTTGCGGTGGAAGTGGAGATTGAGAAACGTGAGGACAACGGGAAGCTGACGAACAATGTTCGCAGGTTCTTCGGCAAGATAGAAATGTCTCCGCAGGATCCGGCAAACGATGACTCCGCTCCCTGGTAGGAAGCACTGGCACGGATGCTGAGACCGTCCGTCCTGGCGGTCAAGTGTCGCTCCCGTCCACTGGGGCGGGAGCGTTTTCAAAACTCAACGAAAGCAAAACCAATGACTCTGAATCCTGAAAACGAACAATGCCCTGAAATGTCCGCTGAACTTTGCAACCACATGATGGGCTGGGTGGATGGCACTAACCGACAAGCGGCAGTGTTGAGCGCTTGCTTGTCTACGCGGTTCGATTCTGAAATCTACGTTGATATCTCTGATGGTGGCCGAGCGGTTGTCAAAGTCGAAGAGGAAGCCATGCCATTCTATGAGGAAATCATTCAGTACGTGAAAGCGAGTCAGCATGGTAGCGACGATCCTGCCAGCGCTCGATTCCACCAGATCACTTTGCAGCATGTGAACGTCTAAATTCACCGGCTTATCAGTACCAACCGTGTCTCCGACTGGGATGTTCCAGGGGTGCTTAATGTCTTTCAGCCCGACAACGGGCATCCCGGTCGGTTCTTGAAAGGAGAAGAACAATGGAAGCGAGACAGTATCAAACCGAGGCAGTTGAACAGACATGGGACTATCTGAGGCAACACAAAGACAAACGACCGCTGGTCGTTCTGCCGACAGGGGCAGGTAAGTCCTGGATTATCGCGATGCTCTGCCATCGCGCCGCTGCTCACAACGGGCGAGTCCTCATCGTCGCCCATCGCAAAGAACTGCTGAAGCAGAACGCTGAGAAGGTTTCTGCACTGCTCGAGGATGGTGACGTCGGGTTCTACTCTGCCGGACTGAATCGGCGAGACACTGACTCGCAGTTCCTGGCCGCTGGAATTCAAAGCATCTACCGCAAGCCGGCAAAGATGGGTGTGCGGAACCTGATCATCGTCGATGAGGCTCACCTGATCAGCAACGATCCTGAATCGCTCACAATGTATCACCGGCTGATTAGCGCGTATCCGGAAGCTCGACTGGTCGGACTGACCGCTACGCCGTACAGGACGTCTGAGGGGCCAATCTACGGCAAGAGCGAAAAGAAGACCTTCGATGCGATCAGCTATGAGGCTCGAGTCGAGTCGCTGATCAACGAGGGGTATCTCTGCCCGATCACTCGTTCGCCGACGTCCACCGTGAAGATGACGAACGTGGGAGTCCGTGCCGGCGACTTCGTGCCTGGGCAGATGGAACGAGTCTACAACGAACCAACGGTCGTCGATGAAGCCTGCAACCAGATCGCCGCTCTGACCGGAGGTCGCAAATCAGTCCTCATCTTCTGCTGCGGAGTCAAACACAGCTACAGCGTTCAGGAGAAGCTCGAGGGACTGCTCGGAGTGGAAGTCGGATGCGTCACAGGCGAAACCCCGGCGATCGAACGCGCAAGCCTGCTGCATCGATTCGGGACAGGTGATATCCGGTTCATGGTCAATTGCGATGTCCTCACTACCGGCTTCGACAGCCCTCGCATCGACTGCGTGTGCGTCCTCCGATCTACCATGAGTCCCGGGCTGTTCGTGCAGATGGTCGGTCGCGGGTTTCGTCCGCATGACAGCAAAGATGACTGCCTGCTGCTGGACTTCGGCGGCAACCGTGTCCGGCATGGAGATCCAGACACCAATCACTATGGCTACGCGATCAAGAAGAAACCCGAAGACGAAGACAGTGACGACGAGGCTGAAGTGCCGGAGAACAACACTCGAGGAACGCTCTGTCCTGAGTGTGAAGGCGACATCCCGCCAGGCGAACGTGAGTGTCCTCACTGTGGATTCATCCCGAAGGATCCGGAACGTCGCAAAGCAAATCATGAGGCGGAACCAGACCTCGAGACGATCGTCACATGGAACGTCGAAGAGATCAGCTATCACAAGCACGTCAAACGAGGCTCAGGCGACAATGACCCGGCAACACTGCGAGTGGAGTACACCGTTCGCAAGGAAGGCGACGAAGGCAACCTGCAGACTCGAGTATGCAAAGAATGGGTGTGCTTCGAGCAT